TTCGTTCTCCGTAGTAGGCCGGGCGCTAACCCGTCAATCAACCGGACGGCCTTCAGCCGCCGGTTATCTCAGGCGTTAGATGTCTTCACAGTTTCGGCCTGAACACAACAACCGCCACCGGGAACGGTGCGCTTGCGGTCGCCCCTGCGAACTTCACGCGCCCTTTCGGAAACCGCACTTCGGTCGCCTTCGCCGCGTAGTTGTGCCACCAGTTCGTGTCAACCCGCGCCGGAACAAAACAAACCACCAGTGCCCCGTTATCTCTGGCTTCCTCGTAGGCTTTCTTCATCCACTTACCCAAGTCCTTGCCGTAGGGCGGATTCATGAACACACGCTCGTCCTGCCAACTCTGTGCCAGCCCGTCTGTTTCCGGCGTGTAGTATCGTTTGCACTTTGCCGTTTCTGGCCAGCAGCACGGGTCGAGCGTGAAACCGAATTCCAAATTGAGGTAGTCAAACCACTCTTGAGGGGTCGCCCACGTCATGTCATCGCTTGAGGTCATCACCCGCATGATGTGGCTGTTTTTAGCGCCGACATCTAACCCGTCGGTCAAGGCGGACGTGCCGCATGTGCCTTCGTCAACCGCTTGCAGTTGCTCCATTTTCATCACTCCCTTTTAGTCCTGTGGCGGCACGCCGCTTACCTTGTCGTTAGCCGTCTTATCAGCGCCGACTTCTCCACGCAGGGCGCGCTGCAATTCGGTCATCAATCCGTAGAACTGGTCATCGTTCCATACCGGATGATCCGAGCAGGCCACCGCCGCCGCTTCGATCACTCGCAACCGCGCCACTTCCATGCGTAGGTCGGCTATCGTGTCGCCAAGTCGATTCACGCCCTCCGCGCTCAACTTGGTGCTGAACGGTTCGCACCGTGAAGGGGTAACGCAGCGCGCCTCATGCTCTTGAATGTCAGCCACCAGCATGTCAAATCCATTCTTGTAGGGGTTGTAGCCGTTGATGTTCATTTCGTAAGCTCCAGTTTCATTTCGTCCATCAAAAGCGGGTCGCTGTTCTCAACGCCAAACTTCAGCAGCTTCGCGTAGCACAGCCCGAGCAAGTGCCGCAGGTTTTCAATTTCTTCGGCGCACTCGCCGTGCGGATCGCCATCAGGTTCTTCATCAAACATCGCTTGTCCTTTCTTCGTGGCCAAAGCCGGCTAACTAATCAATCAACCCGGACGTGCCGATAATGCCGGCACGCCGCTTACCTTGGCGTTATACGACTAAATTAAATCCGTTTGTAGCGCCGGTCGTTCCCAAAAGCATAAACTGTTGTGAGACTCGATCCGCTCCCGCATCACCATAGCTCTCACGTCCTTGCTTGGCGGCAAATATGTTCCACGCCATGCCGAATCAATCCCGACGTTTCGAGCGATGTTCGTGCTGTCTGCGCTGCTCAACGGAAGGCGCGAAAAAACTGCTGGATTCAGCATCCTCAGGCCGTGCAACTTGCAAATCGGGTTGCCGTTCTTGTCGCAAACCACGTTCATTGCTTCATTCATTCTTCCCCACCATCGGGCGTCGCCAACAGTGGCGTACTGGCCGGAACTTCCCAAACATACCCTGGGCCATTCCAGTGCAAGCCTATGGAGCCTCTCCATAGATTCGTGCATGTGCCAAACGGGAGCGCCGACCCAAGAAGCCTTTGCCGTTCCCCTCCAAAGCCATTCAGCCAGCAACTCATCATTGGCTTGTTCATCGCCATCAATCACATCCGGTATTACTGCAAAGTCAAAAGCCGGGTAACGTTGCAACTCGGCAACCCATTGGTAATAGCGGCTCCAGTCGGTAACTGGTTTTCCGCTTTTCCATGCTGAAAACGCGCCGTTATCAACAGCAAAACTCTGGCAAACCTCCAGAGCAATCGCCAGTTGGTCGGGGTATCGGAAAGACACAAACGCATGCCCTCCGCTCACTGCCGCGCAAGCTGCTGATGCTGGTGTTATCGGTAGTCCGTGGTAGTGTATCATCAGTCCTTGTCCGTAGCCGTATAACCCGTCGTTCCAGCGGACGCGCCGCAAGCGTCGCGCCCCTGAACTCTCACGTTGGGCGTCACAGGTCGTCCTCGTTGAACGATGTCGTGTAGGTAGGTTTATAGCCGCCACGCACCCAGTAGCTGTTGTCGCACTGCGGGCATTGCACCGAGGTGACGCCTTCATCCGGCGCGAGCGACCACAGGTCGTCATCGCCAAAATCGCTGTTCATGTCGTCATCGTCCAGCGCGTAGCCGCAGCCAGGGCATGTCGGCTTCGGCATCTCGTAGGTATCGTGCTTGGTCATCGTTCTTTCCTTCCTTTCCGGGCACTGCCGCCCAACCCTCCGGTCGAGCCGACGGTTTGAATATCGGCGCGGTTTCTGAAACACCGAGCGCCGCGCCTCACCTACACGTTAGGGGCTTCCGGCAGTGGCATCCAGTGTGTCGGCTCATTGTCCAGTTGCCAGTGAATTTCCTCATGCTCGTTCCATTCGTACCAGCCTTCAGGCCAATACGACGTGTCGTTTTCCTCGTTGTAATCTGAGCCGTCGCCATCGTTGAACCAGCCCCAGTTTTCCTCGTCGAGTTCAAACTTGCCTGCGTGTGCCGCTCGCAGTACCTTCTTCCCACACGCCACCAGCACAGGGAATCCTCCTTTGGGCAGTCGCTCTGTAACCGGAATCCACGCCCCTAACCCGGCGCTTAACTCGGACGCTGCGCCCATGCCTTCGGTGTTTTTCGGTTGTGTCTCAGTGTTCATCGCAGTCAATCCTTTTCTTGTGGCGCAGCGCCGGTTAGCTCTACGTTGGGGGTCTTGCGCAGTGCCAGGTCCAGCCGTGCCAGCGCGTTCCAAGCCGCATGCGCCGCGTGGTGCAGTCCGGTGTCTGGGTCCAGTTCCTCGCCGGTCGCCTCGCGCATCAAGTGGCGCAGCATGGCGTCGGTGTAGCGGCGCTCGCCGTCCGGCACTTCAACCCAGCCGTTGTCGGTGTACTTGTTCGCTCCGTAGGTTCCGACCCTCCCAACCTCTTGCAGCGCCCGAGCAAACCCGCACAGCACCAGACCGAGGCGGTTCTTGCCTGCGTCCAGCTTCGCTCCGGCCTCGTTCGGCTTCTTCCCGTTCGGGTCCGCCTCCAGTGGTGCGAACGTCTCTACTGCGTGCTGCTCTTCCGCGCTCATGTGCATGTAGTTCTCCAGCATTGTTGTTCCCGACCCCCAACCCGGCGCTCAACCGGACCTTCGCCATAAGGCTGGCGAAGGCCGGTTAGCTCTACGTTAGGTGCCTTGTTTGCGCTCCTGGCCATCGCCAGCAGCAAGTCACGGAGCTCTGGCGGCGTGGCGTTCCGAATCCGCGTCTTGTCCTTGCCGCCAATCATTGCCATCATCCCAATGCGGCGGGCCTTCTCGTAGCCGTGCTTTGCCAACGCAACCGGGTGTATCCGCTGCTCGCTCGGCCCCCACTTCAATTCCGGACGCTCCGTTCCAACCGCATAGAGCCAGGTAGCCTTCCGGCTCATGTGGCCGTAGTGCCCCTGCTCAACGTGGCAAGTCCAGCCGCCGAACTCGTCCGCCTTCACCCATCCGCCCGTGTTCGGTGGCGTTGCAATGCCGTGCCATTTCCAGGCGTGGCTGTGCGCAGGGTGCTCTAGCACGCCGCCGTGGTTCCGTACCGCAGTCAGCGCCGCAGCAAAACAGCCGCCGTCTTCGCCAAGGTTGTATTGGTTCGGCTTGTTCGGTGCTCCATGCCAGTAGCGGCCCCATCGTTGGCATGGCGGGTGCGCCACTACCGGGTTGGGGCCGGTGTATTTCCTGGCGTCCCGCGCTTCGTCCCACGGGTCCACTCCATCTAGGCCAAAGTAAGCGCCATCTTTTTCCACGTACAGTGCAGCAATCATTTTCAGTCTTCTCTCTTGGCTGGCAGCGGCATCTAACACGTCGGTCAAGCGGACGGCGGAAAAGCACCGCCGCCGCTTACCTTGGCGTTAGGCACCAATGCCGCCTGCCTCTCGCGCTCTACATTCACGGCGGTCTGCGCGATTCCGAGCGGGTAGTAGGCCCACGCCACAATGCTGTCGCTGTACCAGTCAAGCACTTCCCCATCCTCGTCTTTCAGGTCGAACTGGAAGTCGAGAAAATCGGTTTGGTCGCCAGACATGTATTCATCAAAAGCCGGCTCTTCGTCGTACTCGTCGCCCGGCCCTTGTTGCTGAACGTAGGCCGTCATCACCACCGTGTAGGGTTCAAACGTCCTGCCGCAATCCTCTGAGCGTGAGCCTGCCACCATCAGCAGCAGCTTCATGTCGAACGGCGGCGGGTTCACGCCAGGGTTAAACCAGCCTGTTTCGGTAGTGCCAATCAGTTGTGAAGCCATATCGTTCTCCTATCGTTTGTTGCCTAACCCGGCGCTCAAGCGTGACCGTCCGCAAGCGGCCGGCCCCTTAGCTCTGCGTTAGGCAGCTAGGCGCAGCATCATTGCCGCCCGTAGCTGCCATCCCAAATACTCGAAATTACCCATACCGTCGTATCACATCTCTTGCAAATTCAAGCAAGTCTTCTGTTCTACAGCCCTTTGGCTGCCAACTTACCCACAGTTCCAGGTTTTCTATACGGTTGTCGGTTTTGATTCCGTTTTTGTGATGAACACTTTCATCGGATGCCAACTTCCTTCCAAGATGACGTTCCATGACCAATCGGTGTTGCAATCGCCCTTGGCGTTCTTTGTCCACGTATTCGTAGATATACCCATTCGTATTGATGTAGGGGGTGCGATCACGTGGCGGCAACTTATCGGAAGTTCCGTTGCGCTTAAATCTTTTCCAGTGTGTTCCGCACATTCCATTGCTGGCGACATGCCCATCACAGCCTTCTACTTTGCATTTCGTTCTCATTCATGGAGCTTACGATAAATTCCATCAATTTACAACCTATATATTCGGTGTAGGCGGGCGGTATCGCCTGCGCCATCTCATCTCGGTTCATCCAGTCAATCCCCATTGCTGCCTTTGCGTATTCAACGCCAGAGAAGTTACCAACCACATGGATGTAGTCTCCCTCCTTCGGTGCTCGTCCCATCTTCGCTTGTGGCGCGTCGTGCGCCGGGTGCTCTGGCACCGTTACCTGGAAGCTGGCTTCAAACAGCCTGTGCCGGTAGGTGCGTAGCCCAAACATCGCGCCGCACAATTCCACAGGGTCTATGAGCGGCGATCCCGGCACGTTCTCAATCACCCACGGCAGGCCAAGCCGTTGCAGTGCCGCCCGCGTCGGCGGTATTAGCTCCGGGTGGTCGTTGCTCTGTATCTTCCGTGTCTCGCTGTACGCTTGGCATGGCGGGCTGGCGTGTATCGCGTCGAACCTGTGCCCGTGCTCGCGCAGGAACTCCAGCGCATCGCCCTGATGGAACTCAAACGGATAGTGCGGCTGCGGGATTATGTCCACGCCGACCACCTCAAAACCCGCCCGTGCGTAGCCCATCCCTGCCCCGCCAGCGCAGCAAAACAAATCCAGCAGTCTCGGTTTCTTCATCGTCTCTTTCCGTTGCAGTCGTTGCCTAACCCGTCATTCCAGCCGACCGCCTTCGGCGTCGGCTGAATTCAGGCGTTATGCCCCTTGAACACCACTATCGCCATTGGCATCCAAAGTCCGTTCTTTTGCCCCTTGAAAGTTACCTCCCCTCGGATAAAGCGCACCTCACCTTTCATTACCCAATCGTGCCACCACGCAGTATTTGTTCTGGCAGGTAGCAATGCAATTACCGTGCAACCGAGTTCCCATTCTTGAAATGCTTTCTTGACCCACTTTTTCATTTCTCTACCGAATGGTGGGTTCATCCAACAAACACCCATCCATTTCTGCGTAAGACCGTCATCTTCTGGGCTGAAAAACCGTTCGCATTTTGCATTTTCAGGTATCGCACACACATCCAATTCAATCCCAAACTCATCACGCAGAGGCTCAAATATCTCGTCTGGTGTCTCATAAACTGTTTGCGGCCTGTTAAACCACTCTTGCTTTATTTCTTTCATAATCACCTCAAACCCGGCATAACAAGTCATTCCACCGGACGGGCGATAAAGCCGCCTCCGCGCCGGTTACCTTCACGTTAGGGGTTGCGAATATCAGCGCGTCAATCCGTTCAATCATCGCAACCAGTTCTGCTCGCATCGCGTCAAACATCGGCTTTGCGTCTGCATCAATCGCTTTGTCGTAGGCGGGCATTTCGTGCATGTCGATTGCCGAATTGAGCGCGTCACTTAAAGTGAACCGCGTTGAAATCGCCACCTCTTCGTTTCCGTTACCCCATGCCGCCATCGCTTCGTCGAGCGTTTCATCAATGGCGTCGCTTAGGTAGCAAAACAGTTCAAGACCGCTCTCACCTAGTTTCGGATGAAGCATGTTGTCGCTTCGCTCAATGTGCATTATTCACTCTCCGTAGTAATCAAACCCCTAACCCGTCAATCAACCCGGACTCGCCTTCGGCGAGCAGGTTATTTCTGCGTTAGGGGTCTTCAGGTACGTCACCCATATCGTGCTGCCAGTCTTCCCGGTGAAGTCTCCGAACAGTGGTTCAGCCGGGAACGACCGAAGCAAATCCTTTGCCTTTATGTTCGCCTCGTTCCACTTAAAAATCAAAACCCCGCCAGGTGCCAACACCCGCCAACACTCCGAAAAACCAGCGACGATGTCGGCCTTCCATGTCTCTTTGTTCAAAAGCCCGTATTTCTTGTTAATCACGCTTTTCATTGATCCGCTTGTCAAATGCGGAGGATCAAAGACAACCATCTTGAACACGTTGTCCGGGAACGGCATGTCTCGAAAGTCGGCAATCTCGTCTGGCTTAACGCACCAGCCTGGGTTCCAGTTGTTTTGAAATGCGCCATTCTCAACTTCTCGGCAGTCCATGAAAAGCGCGTCCGGGTTCTCCTTGTTCCACCAGAACATTCTCCCGCCGCAGCAGGCATCTAGCACAGCCGGGAAAGTCGGCGCTGGTGATACGGCGACACCTAACACGTCGGTCAAGGCGGACGTTCCGCATAAGCCTCCGTCAAACGCTTGCAGTTGCTCCATCTTCATCTCTCCCTTTTAGTCCTGTGGCGGCACGCCGGTTACCTCAGCGTTATGCGGCAAGCGCGGGTCTTGCCACTCGATGCCGTGCTGCTTCTTGCTGATCCTGATGAACTCCACTTCGTCGTCACGGAACGGCCCGCAGTGGTCGCCGTTCGGCCAAATGCCGTGAGCCTCGCGCCCGTCGAACGTCCGCACGTCATGGCACATTTTCAGCCGCCATCTTTTCGCGTCCGTCTGGTACGGCACCCACTGAAACAGGTAAAACGCATACGGGCTGTTGCCATCGATCAGCGCCTGAAACACGTCTCGCGGGTAGTCGATCTGTTCTTTGTCGAGCATCTATTTCCCTTTCCGCATAACATTCCGGTCAAGGCCGACCGCCCTAATCGGGCGTCGGCTTACCTACAGCGTTGGGCGTCAAAATCGTCGCCTTGGCCTCTGCCCACAGAGCGCACCAGGCGCAGGGCTTGCCGGCCTTCTTGCCGTTGTCGCGGTCCCATACGCCCGGCACCTCATGGCAGTGACCGGGGGCGTTTCCGTCGCCACGGTCGTACATGCTCTCCTCCTCCAGCAGTCGGCTCAACAGGTGGCGCAGCTTGTCGGTCTCGCGCTCCAGTTCGCGGGCCAACGGGGCAAGGTGCTGGTGCACCTCCTCGTAGTATTCGGCCTGTGCAGTCCGGCTCACGCCGGGGTGCTCTGCCATCACCTTGGCAATCAGTGCATCCACTCGCGGCGTGTCGCTTGGCAGCAGTTCCGGGTCGCTTCCGTCAAAGAGTTCGTGCATCGTTGCCATGTCTCAATCCTCCGCGCCCAACTGGCGCATCGAGAGGGAACTACGGCAAGCTGCACTTGCCTCCGGCCCCTCGTGCTGGTCGTTAGCCGTCAGTAAGCCCGGCTTGTAGGCAACCCCAACGGCGTCCAAAACCGCGCCCATCTTCAGGTCGTTGATGCAGTACGACCATAGCTTCGGGTGTGTCCTCGCCAGCCGTTGAAAGCGCGTCTCGCCTTTCTCCAAATGGGCGCCGAAGCCGCAGAAAATGCAGCCAGTGCGCTTCTCCCCCATGTCGTAAATCTTCGAATAGGGCAGGTTCCGCGTTCTGATGTATTCCCAAACGTCTGCCTCTGTCCAAAACAGCATCGGGGCGCTGCTCGGGTCGCGGGTATCGAAAATGTTGCAGTGCTCGCGCTTCTCGCGCAACCCGCCTTCGGCGGCCATAATCCCCATCATCCGTTTGCGCCCGCTCTCCTTGCTGTACGTGTCGAGTGGTTCTTTTTTCAGGATGTCGCAGCAAAGCTCCGTGGCGCACCAATCTTGCTCAAGTAGCGCCCGCCACTTCGCCGGCAGCTTGCTGGCCTGCGAGTACGTGCCGTCCTGCTTGAACCCAGTGTCGTACAGGCGGTACGTGTTCGCCCAAGCCGGGTTGCCCTCCTCTCGCTTCAGAATTCGCAGCATCCGCGCAACCTTCTTGCTCACCACCGGATAGCCTTCGTTCAGCACCACATCACGGAACGTCCGCTTCGGGCGCACGATGGTCACTTCGCGGTCGGGGTAACGGGCCTGCACCTCCTTCGCAAACTGCACGATCTCGGGGTACTCAAGCCCGGTATTGCTGAACACCAGCGGCACGTCTGGGTAAATCGACCACACGAGGTCAGCCAGCACCGTCGAGTCTTTGCCGGCGCTCCACGCCACATACACTGCGCCGTCCCAATGTTCATACCAGGCGCGTATCCGCTCCAGACTCATGCACACCTTGGCGTCCAGCGGCAGGCATTGGCGTTGCAGCAGTGTCGCCTTTGCGGCGAGCGCTTGCCGGCTAACTGACGCTTCGAGCGGACCACCAACAGCGACCGCCTCTTGTTCTTCAAACATTCTCTTCTCCGCGCTGTTGGTGGCCGCTCAAGCTAGCATTATACGTCTCGGCAATCGCCGCAAATATCGGGTACGCCTGTTGCGGCGAAACCGAGTTCCCTACTGCTCTATTTCTGTCCACCCGATTGGGTAGCCTTGCATCCACTCTAATCTCTGGGGGTTCAACTCCCCATCCCCCAATCTCACGGCCTCGCCAGTCCAGTTCAAGCCGTAAACCGCCACGTCCTTCATGTTGGCAATCTTCGTCCTGCCTTTCCGCTGATTCACCATCTGACGGTGCATCGCTTCCGCTGGTCGCGCCTTCATTCCGTCCATCGCCTGCGGCGTGGGCCAGAATGAATACCCGCTCGCGGCGATGGACTGCTCCAATGGCGCAAGCTGGGATACAAATCGCCCTGACGGCGTAGCCTTCTCCCTCCAAGTCATTGCAAACGGTATCGAGTCCAAGGGTAATGTGGCCTTTAACATTTTCACCAACCACCCAACGGGGTTTGATTTCCCGCACGATCCGCAGCATGTGAGGCCACATGTGTCGCTCGTCGGCCTCTCCGCGCCTGTTCCCGGCTGTGCTGAATGGTTGGCAAAGTCAAGGGTATCCGCCGTGAACAATGTCAATTGCGAATTTGTCTGTGGGGATACCATGCGAAACCTCCTTTCTCTGAATTGCTTTATTCAGCTTGTGCCATTCGTGATGATGTTTTTGGCACAGCCACATAACATCTAACGGCTTGTTGTAGTCGGTGTGATGGGCATGTACCAAACTTCTCCCATCTGATGCTGTTGGCATTTCTCCGCAAACCTCGCAAGGCTTGCGGATTAAAACTCCTTTTTTTATCGCCTTTTCGACTATGTTCTGTGCGCGGTCATCATCGCTTGTGCCACGGTGAAAATGATTGTCGTCACCGTATTTCAAGTGGTATCTAAATTCGCACCCACGCCGCTTTAATATCGCCCACATCGCTTGCCGGGTAATGTCGTAGTAGTCGGCAACGTCACCTATCGACATTCCGGCGTTATACATCGTTACAGCGTGATCGTAGTCTTTACGCTTTGCGCCCATGTCAAAATCATCTTTATCGCTTGCAGATAACGAAGAATATAATACGCTGGCAATGCTGTCAACCGTTAGTGTTCGCACATCATCAACAATCGGCACACCCGGCCAGTGCTTCCGTAGCACTTTCTGGCAAAATTCATCACGCTCGCAAAAGGCCACGGTCTTAAATCCTGCCCACTCTGCCGCAAGATCGAGGCCACCAATCCCAGAAAACAAACTCAAAGCGTTCATGCCGCCTCGGCGAACGTCATCCGACGGTGAATGGCGCGGACGCGCTCGACATCGGCATTGCAGTACTTGGCCACGTCGGCGATGCGGCCTGCCTGAACGTAGTCCCACACCTTGCTTCCATCGATGTCATCGCCGATCTCGCTGCCTTTCTTGTTGATGCCAAAGACACCGCACAGATTGTCGAGGCTCACGCGATTGCCGACGCCGGCCCATGCGGTCATCGTGTCGAACACAGTGGGATCCCACGGCCTCGCGTCGAAAGGAATGATCGACGGCGGGAGAACCCCATTCAGAACCGCACGCTGGAAGATAAAGCGCAAGTCAAAGCTCACGATGTTGTGACCGATGAAGGTCGGTCGCGTCATGCGTGCCGGATCGTGTGCGTCGCGCAGCGCGTCGAACAGGTCAAGCAGTATGTCACGCTCAGCGGTTGCCCACTCGTCGCGGTAGAATGCGACCGGGGGCGCGTCGTCAACGGCGATTGAGGCAACGACGATCTGCCCGTAAGCGCCGTCGAGCGCCGTCTTACGCCACTTCTCATCAGCCGCCGAGTCGATCTCGGCATGTTTCGCCGCGATGTACTCGGCAATCTTGGTCTCGTCCTTGTAGTTCGATGGCGCGCGCACGTCGGCTTTCTCCAATGCAGCGGAAGCGGCCAGCGCATCGCGTACCGTCTGCGATTGGCCGGGAATAGTCTCGATGTCCAGGTAGATATTCATGTCGGCCTCAAAACGGGATGTTGTCAGCGAAATCGTCAAACGAAGCCGACGGCGCGGCCGGTGGCGTTGCCCGCTGCGCAGGATTGTCTGCTCGCGCTTCGTCGTCACTCTTTCCGCCGAGCATCTTCATGCTGTCCACCTTGATCTCGGTGGTGTAGCGATCCTGCCCATCCTTGTCTTGCCACTTCCTGGTTTGTATGCGCCCCTCGATATATACCTGCGATCCCTTCTTCAGATACTTTCCGCAGATGTCGGCCAGCTTCGAGAATGCCGAACACTTGTGCCATTCGGTCTGCTCCTTCTTCTCGCCAGTGCTCTTATCCTTCCATTGCTCAGAAGTGGCCACCGAGAAATTACACACACCCTCTCCGCTCGGCAGGTAGCGCATATCCGGGTCTTTGCCGAGATGTCCAATGATAGTGGCACGATTAAGTGAGGCCATTTGTAACTCCCTTCTCTAATGCGCGATGTAGCGCAGCGTGATCGGACCTTGACATCAGTCGCAGATTTATTGGATCGTTGTTGGAGCGGTTTTGGTCGACATGGTGAACGCACTCCCCAGGCGCTAATGCCCTACCAAGCAAGTCCTCCATCAACTCATGATATGGAATTGTTGTCATGCTGCCCTCTGCGTGCGCTCGTTGCGGATCTTGGCGAGTGCGATGCGGGCCAGGGACAGTTCGGTGATGGTCATGTCTTCGAGCATCGCGGCGACGTCATCACGGGATTTCTGCCAGACGGCATGAGCTGGCGCGCAAGTGCTGGAGCTTTTTACTGCGTCCAACTTGATCTTCTCGGCCGCTGCAATCCCGGAAATGCGCTGATCTTCGGCGACTGCCTCAATCATCGCGGACACCCAGAGCCCGGCGACGCGCTTCTGCTCGGCCTGCTCGCGCTCGATCTTCGCCCGCTCTTCGGCGCGGATGCGTTCGGCCTCGGCGGCACGGCGCGCTTCTTCCTGCGCCTTCTGCTGCGCGATGCGCTGCTCAATGATCGCGCGGCATGCTTCCGGCTGCTGATTGACGATCTTGCCCAGGTCGGCGAACGATGCATCGTAGCCGCTGGCGAGTTCTCCGTAGACCTTGAGGTTGGCGTCGATCATGTCGGCGATCATGGATGCTTCGGTCTTCGCTCTGGCAAGTTCGGTATCGACGGAATTCTTGATGCTCGCCAATGTCTTTTTGCCCTTGATTGCGCCGCCAAAGTCCGCCTGGATTTCAGGCATGAACTTCACTCGCGCATTCAGTTCGGCGATGAACTTGCGCAGGGATTCCCTTGCTTCGGTGACGATCTTCTCGCGGCGGTTCTTCTTCTCCGCATCGACCAGCTTCTCGATGGTCAGGCGGGTGGTGCGCGCAAGTTCCCGCGATTCGGCGACGATGCGGCGCATCTGGTCGATACTCGCGGCCTGGCCGAGCGCGCTATTCTCGGCAGCATCGAGCGCGGTTTCGGCTTCCTTCAGCGTCTTGCAAGAGGCTTCGAGGTCGGCGAAATCCTGGTCGGTTTCCGGTTTGCGGTTGATGCGCTCGACGTAGGCGCGAAGGGCGTCGCCGAAGGCCGTCAGGTTGTCGCGGACTTCGATGCTGCCGAGAACCTGGACGCTGACGGCGGGTAGTTGTGCCTGCGGCGTGGCGACGGCGGCGGGGATGATTTCTTGCGGGACGTAGGAAGCTAGGTCATCTGCGAATTGATTCCACCCAGCTACGATTCGCGCACGCAGATCATGGTCCGGGTAATACCAGCAGTGGCGCTCCTCAACCAGCTCGTCATCACCACCCCACTTTGAAGCCATGAATAGAACGCGATCGGCACCGGATACCATGCATTGATGCTCAATCTGCACACGGTAATACAGCGGGAGCAGGTATCCCGTGGCATCGTCGGTAATAATGCCTCGCAACTCGTCGTTGAGACTCTTGTGCTCGAAGATGACGCGCTCGGACAGAGTGATTCCGTCGAACGATGCACTATAGATGCCGTTGGTTCCAGTGACCGGGTAGAGGTCATCGCCGATCAGCCGCTCGGCGACTGGACGAGCGAGCGCCTCATATCGGTGGCCATCGTCAAAGCGGCGTTGCGTGGCCGCGTCGACTTCGGCAGAAAGGCCATTTTTCAATTCACGCAGCAACTGATCGCGCGTCTTGTGCGGCGAGCACCCCATCATCGCCGGAGCATCGCTGGCGTTGAAGTGCTTGGCGCGGTGGGCGTGCCACTCTGCGCTACCTTGGATCAGATTGACGATTTGCATGGTCTTATTCCCCTTCGTGAGCCCACGAATCAATCGTGAGCTTCTGTTCATCGGTCAAAATCATCTTGGTTTCGAGGAATGCGATCAGATCGGCGGCGGTTTTCTTGCCGGTTATAACCAGCTCGCGCCAGGCTGCGCCGTTCTGCTCGAACTTTTCGGCGCTGCACTCTTCAAGAGCCGGGCGGGTAGTCTGCTGGCGCTGGATGACTTCGCCGGTTGCGCCGTCGATCACCGTTCCTTCGACGATCCGTTCAGCCTCATCCTGGTCGTAGATCCCGCCAAAGCCGAAGGCGAGTCGCGCGCACTGGATCATTGCCTTATGGCGGAGCATCCTGCGCGGGTGAGACTGCCAAGGTCCGACATTGGAACGGCGGCATTCGGCCATGTACTCGGTGACTTTGATCGGGTGGCCTCGATCCTTGCGGAAGATGATGCAGGTACAGGAATCCTCGTCTTGCTCGAACTCCATGCCGTCGAACTTGTCGTTGCTGTTGATGATGCGTGCCCATCCATCGACGCCGACGACAGGGACGATGCCGTTGTTCTTGTCTGGGAAGGCGTAGATTTCCTTCGTCCAAGGATTCAGGCCGTACTGATTAGCGACGATCAGCAGGGCCGTCATTTGGGCGTCGGAAACCTGGCCTTTGAATGCGGTGGCCTTGAGGGTGTCCATCAAGCCGGAGCCGTCGCCCATGTCGAGTCGAGCGGCCAACTTGCTGGTCAGTGTTGCGAGTGCGGTACTCATGCTGCCTTCCTTTCCTGTGGTAGTTGCTTGCCGAGCAACGCGCCGAGGATTGATGCGTATGCGGGCATGCGGGATTCGATTGGGACGACGCACTTATCCCGTTGCTTGCGGCCTGGATTGCCCTTGTTGCGCGCACCGGCAGGGAGCTTCGGCGCCGGGCCGCTGGCCGGACCAATTGAAAACCCGCGCCGATACATCCCTTTGAAATCCGGGTCGGCGATCCAGTGGCTGTGATGGATTTCGCCGGACTTTTCTAGGGTGCGGACATAGACCCGCGATGATTTCTTCGAGATATGAGCAGCGATGACAATTTCGTTGGCGATCATCCCCGGTGTCGCTTTGAGCGCGGCGAGAATCCGCTTCATGCCGGGACTGGTGATGGTGTGTTCGTTCATCGCTTTGCCATCCGAACCGGTTGGCGCTCCGCAGCCATCTGCTGCGCCAGCTCGACATCCTGCTTTTCAAGTGCGCCGACGATGCACAGGCAGATGAAGAGAATGACGGCGCAGAGCGTGGTGTTGTTGTTCATCACGCGTCCTCTTGGAGCTGAAAGAACACGCGCGGTTCTTCGCGCTTCCAGTCGCACTCCGCAACGACATTCGCCATGCTGCGGATCAGGTCGTTGATTTCGGCTTGGGCTTCGTTCAGCTCCATGCTGGTCGAGGCGCGGCACAGCTTGCGGATCGCATCAGCCGCTTTCTGGTCGCACTCGACCAGCAGACCGAATTCGTCAGTTTCGATCAACTCGGTGATTCGGTTGGCGATGAACTCCTCACGCGCCTCTTCAAGAGCTGCTTCGCGTCGGTCGCGCTCGTCGATCATTCGTTCATGGCGTGCCAGGTCGATGGATACTGCGCAGGGAGTGCTATACATGTCGTTCTCCTGAGTTTTGTTCGTGCCGTCTCTCCGGCTGTCGCCGCGCTTACCTGTCGCGGTTCGGGCCTTTAACGATGCGCCCTGTATCCACCAGGCCAAGGCTTCGCGGCTCTTTACGGTTGCCGATCCTTCGCCGCTTTTCTCTCGTTCGGCTAACCGGGCACTGTCTAGCGTTCAGTGCTTCGCTCTACTTCTGAGCAGACGACTCGCGCGGTCTGCTATCGCATTCCTGGCCCTAACGCTGGCCTGCGGGGATGTCACACGGACAAGGAACATCTAGGAGTTTCCGCGCCATCCCTGCCGCTGTTCCCCACCTGCAGCTGGGGTTATGCCACCACAACTTCCGTGCTGCTCTTCCGCTTGCTGGCTACTTGCGACCTTGGCCGACTGTTCGCCTGCTCATCACCGGATTGCTAGTCCTTTGCTCCCGTTTCAGCGCGCCAATCCTTCGGCGGGAGTGATGCTGCGGTATGGATCGATACTATACGCGAATGAATAGAAATGTCAAGCAGAGCGCGTATATATTTGCCCTGCTTCGCACAGACGAAAAAAAGCCCGCACACGGCGAGCTGAAATGAAAAACCCGCCGAAGCGACTACTCAGGGGCTTGCCCTTGTTTAGCGCCGTAGGAATCCCCGGCATTCATGCCGGGGAGGACGTCAAACTATTAATTGTTGTATCGAAAGGCTGAAATACCAGTAGTATGTCGACCCCAAGAAAAGGAGAAGCCCCGCCACTTTGGCGGGTTAGCTGTGTCAGCTATCTACTAATTCTGTGGTAAATTAGTAGACTTGCGCAAGTCATGGGCTGGACTCCTGGCACGCAAACAGTCGTGCGCCATTGTATTGACAGTGCTATTCATTCGCGTATATGATCTAGGTTATGGATACAGCAAAACAAATCACGATAGAAATTTCAACAAAGCACGGATTGTCGGATTCGGAGATAGCCGAGAGGGTTGGAATCGTATGCTCGCAGCCAACAATCTGGCGAATTCGCAACGGAGAAACAAAGACTTGCAGGTCTGACCTCTACATTGAGTTGATGAAACTGCGAGATTCTCTGAAAAAAAACCAAGAAAGCCGCCTGAAATGACCATGAACGAAACCCGCGAGCTGGTCGCCAAGGATCGGCGCAAGGATCGCGTTTCTCATGTTCTTGTCAGGCCGGTAGCTCTTCCTCCTGAGCATGGGGCGTTGTTCTGATATGGCCGGAGAAATAAAACCAATCTCGAAGAAGATGCGCTTCGACGTATTCAAGCGCGATGGATTCAAGTGCCAATACTGCGGACAAACGCCACCGGCAGTTGTTCTTGAGGTCGACCACATAAATCCAGTTTCAAAAGGCGGGAAGAACTTCGCTCATAACCTTATCACCGCCTGCTTCAACTGCAACCGAGGCAAGGCCGCCACTCCGCTGACGGTAATTCCGAAAAGCCTATCCGAACAGGCTGCGGAAGTAAAAGAGAGGGAGGCTCAAATTGCGGGATACCGCAAAGTTATGCAGGCGAGCCTTGACCGGATAGAGGCCGACATGTGGGAAGTGGCAAACACGCTCATCCCAAACAGCGGAAGCGATGGCCTTCGGCGTGACTGGCTACAGTCTATCAAGGGTTTTAACGAGAAACTCCCGATCCACATAGTCCTTGACGCTGCTGAAAAGGCTAGAGCGAAATTCGGCTACTCAAAAAGCAAATGTTTCCCGTATTTCTGCGGGATTTGCTGGAACATCATCAAGGAAAAGGGATATGGCTCGCGCTAGGAACATCAAGCCAGGGTTCTTCAAGAACGAGGAATTGGCCGAGCTTTCTCCTCTGACGCGCCTGCTCTTCGCCGGCCTGTGGACTCTTGCTGATCGAGAAGGGCGCCTTGAAGATCGGCCGAAGAGAATTCGCGCCGAGATCCTTCCATACGACGACGGAAGTGTCGATGAAATGCTCAATGAACTCCATCGAGCCGGCTTCATCCTTCGCTATTCGTCAGGCGATAAGCGGTTAATTCAGATCGAAAATTTCAGCAAGCACCAGAACCCGCACTGCAAGGAACCTGATAGCACCATACCAGCACCGTGCAAGCACGGTGCAAGCACGGCGCAAGAACGGAACCAGAACAGAAGTTGCCCGGCTGATTCCCTTAACCCTATTACTGATTCCCTTAACCCCCTTCAGGAGGGTAGCGGAACCTATGAGGTTGAAGAAGAGAGCGGCACTCCGAAACAGGCCTCGCCCACTCGCAAAGGGCTCGTCTGCGGACTGCTTCGAAAAGCCGGGATGGCCGATGCAGCCCCGCACTACCTGCCTGACGACGCTTGGGAAACGATTCTCGCCAAACGCACGGACGAGGAAATCGTCGAGCTTGCGCGCGCGAAGATGGCGGCGAACCCTGGTCGCAGAATCGGATTGAAGTACATCGC